GTAAGAAACCATTTAGATTTATTCATATCTGTATCAGTGCAATCTTAAAAGAAATGGCAAAGAAGGTATAGATGGCTAAGAAATATAATAATTTTAAAAAGGATAGATTTTGTGTTATTGAAAAAGCAATCTCTCCTGATCTTGCAACATTTTGTTATAATTACTTTATGATGCAAAAACAGGTTTATGATACATGTATCAAGGAAAGATACATTTCACCTTTTGAAACCATGTTAGGATATTACGAAGGTGCAGATGAACAAATTCCAAATACCTATTCACAATATTCTAACATTGCATTTGAAACCTTAATGCTCAAAATTCAACCCGCTATGGAAAAGGCAACAGGATTAAAACTGTATCCGAATTATACGTATGCAAGAATTTATAAACCTGGTGATGAACTTAAACGTCACAAGGATCGATTCTCTTGTGAAATCTCAACAACACTTAATTTAGGTGGAGATAAATGGCCAATTTATATTGAGCCTAATCCAACCAAAGGGGGTGTGGTTAAAGACAGAGGATATGTTTCAGATATGACTAAGGGAATCAAAGTAGATTTGAAACCTGGAGACATGCTGGTTTATAGAGGAAATCAACTCGAGCATTGGAGAGAACCTTTCAAAGGGAATGACTGTGCTCAAGTCTTTCTTCATTATAACAACTCTAAAACCAAAGGTTCTAAGGAGAACATGTTTGACAAAAGACCCCATTTAGGTCTTCCATCTTGGTTTAAACGTTGATATAACCTATTGAGAGCCAGAGATACCACCACATACCACCTCTCTGGCTCGTAATAGGAGATATTAATGTTTTTTGGCGGCACATCATTTGCAGCAGCACCTTTCGCAGATCCAGGATTTAATCCTAATGCATTGGTCATTTTAAATGGTAATCAGGTTAATACAGCTACAGGAACGGTAGGACTTGTTGGTAAAGCCAACATATTTCCAACAGGAAGCCAAGCTAATTTTAGTATAGGTAATTTAAGAGTTGCTGATGTTATTGGTGTTGATGGAATTGCAACAGCTCTTTCTACAGGAACCGTTACTGTTGCAGCGGGTGCCGCGATTGATGTAACAGGAAGTCAAGCTAACTTTACTACAGGAACGGTGAACGTTGCAGATGTAGTTGGAGTTACAGGTAATAGAGTTAATTTAGAAACAGGTGATGTTACTTTAGTTGGTAAAGCAACCGTATTACCTAATGGCAGTGAAATTAATGTTGCTACAGGTACTGTTACTTTTCAATTTAAATATTCAGTTACAGGTTCAAGAGTTAATGTAGATACTGGAACCGTATCTATTGTAGGTAAAGCAAATATACCTGCAACAGGATCACAGATTAATACAGACACAGGAGATATTACTGTTGTAGCAGATGCAAATGTTTCTGTTACAGGATCAAGAACAAATATTGAAATTGGAAATGTTACAACAAAAGCAAATGCAACAGCTATTGTTACAACAAACAGACAAAATTTATCGACAGGAACAGTTATTGTTCAAGCCAAAGCAACGGTATTACCAGAAGGTAATGCATTTGAAGTTGCAGATGGTTCTGTATTAGTTAAAAAATGGGATGGTATTGTTCCAGGTGCAACTCAAACCTGGGTACCTATTCAAACAAGTAGAGGTTCATAATGTTTTTTGGAGGTAGTTCATTTGCAAGTTCACCATTCGCTGATCCAGGTGGAGTAAGTGTATTTGTATCTTTAAGTGGAAATAGAATAAATATAGATACAGGAACTGTTGGTATTTCAGCTTCTGCAAGAATATTACCAAATGGTTCAGAAGTAGAAATTACTATTGGTAATGTTACCATTAGAGTAAATAAAAATGTCCTTGTATCAGGTGCTCAAATAAACCTTGCAACGAACACCATAGATGTGATATCATGGAACTCGATAATTCCAGGAGCGACTGGAGTTTGGATCCCAATCGATCCAGACAATCCGTAGGAGAAATATGGCAAGTACTTATTCAAGTGATTTAAAATTAGAGTTAATGACCACAGGTGAAAAATCTGGAACTTGGGGTACCATTACAAACACAAACTTACAACAACTCGAACAAGCTGTATCAGGTTATATTGAAATTGATGTTGCATCAGCTGATGTTAATTTATCATTAGCAAATGGTGCTGTATCCAATGGTAAGAATTTATATATTAAACTAACAGGAACTTTAGCTGCAAACCGAACAGTTACCATGCCAGACTCTGCGGAAAGAGTCTTTATTATAGAAGACGGAACTTCAAGATCTGCTTCTTTATTTTCTTTAACAGTCAAAACTGTATCAGGAACAGGTGTTGCAATACCTATTGCTTCTAAAAATTTATTATATTCAGATGGAACAAATGTCAGTTTAGGAATTAGACATAAAGGATATGTTACTCCAGGTGCAACTTACACGACCGTCAATGGCGATCAAGTTTTAGTTGATACATCAGGAGGAGGAATTGGTGCTCCTGTAACCATCAATTTACCTGCATCTCCATCTGTAGGAGATGAAGTTCACTTTATAGATAGTGGTAATAACTTAGCAGCAAATAATTTAACGATCGGAAGAAACAGTTCTAATATTTTAGGATCAGCTTCTGATTTAACTGTATCTACAAACTCTGCAGCGTTTACACTTGTATATGTCAACGCGACAAGAGGCTGGATCTATAAAGATAACATTTAGGAGGTCACATGCCTCTCGTTCAATACGGATTTAAGCCAGGCATAGACAAGCAAAATACAGCTGTTGGTGCTGAACAGCGTTGGGTGGATTCGGATAATGTTCGGTTTCGATATGGACTTCCAGAAAAAGTTGGCGGTTGGTCTGCGTTAACTACAAACTCTATTGTGGGTGTTTCAAGAAAACTACACGCCTTTGTAGATTTAGATGGAAACCGATATGTTGCGATTGGAACCGATAAATTTTTAATTTTATATTTTGAAGGTCAGTATTTTGACATTACACCTTTAAGAGCAACTTTATCTTCTGCGACTATTGCAACAACAGATACATCTGCGGTTTGTGAAATTACAACTAGTGGAGCTCATGGTTTAATACCAGGTGATATTGTACTACTTGATAATGTTACTTTACCTGGAGGAACCGGTTTTACGGATGCAGACTTTGAAGATAAATTATTTCAAGTGACAGGTGTTGGATCTACAACAACTTTTACAATTACACAGAGTTCAGCTGCAACAGCAACGGTATCAACAGGTGGAAGTATTGATATCAAACCTTATGAAAATATTGGTCCTGCTGAACAATCTTATGGATATGGTTGGGGTACCGATACTTGGGGAGCAGGAGGATGGGGAGATGCATCATCTGCACAAGATGTTGTTCTTGAACCCGGTCTTTGGTCTTTAGATAATTTTGGAGAAGTCCTTATTGCAACCATTGCTAATGGTAAAACATTTACATGGAATGCAGGAGCAGTATCCGCAACAGCAACAAGAGCTTCTACAGGAACATCGGGATTTGAGACAACGAATAATCCTACAGCTTCAAGATTAAGTTTAGTATCACCTACAACAAGGCACTTAATTCATCTTGGAACTGAAACAACGATTGGCACAGCATCATCTCAAGATGATATGTTTATTAGATTTTCAGATCAAGAAGATATAAATGATTATACTGCAACTGCAATTAATAGTGCCGGTGATTTTAGATTACAAGATGGAACTAAAATTATTGGTGCACTAAAAGCAAAAGAAACGATTCTGGTTTGGACAGACAATGCGCTTTACACCATGAAATTTATTGGTGCACCTTTTACGTTTGGTTTTGAACAAGTGGGAACCAACTGTGGTTTAATTGGTAAAAATGCTGTAATTGAAATAGATGGAGCTGCCTATTGGATATCCAATAATGGTTTTTTTATGTATGATGGTACGGTTAAATCTTTACCCTGTTCTGTAGAAGATTTTGTTTATGACAATTTTGATACAACAAAAGGCCAACAAGTCTACGCTGGATTAAATAATTTGTATACAGAAGTTGTTTGGTATTATCCAAGTTCAGGTTCTGATTTTAACGATAGCTATGTTGTGTTTAATTATGCAGAACAAGTTTGGTATACAGGAACTGAGGCAAGAACATCTTGGATTGATGGTATTGTATATCCAAAACCTTTTGCTACTAAATTTGATTCTACTGCATCCGGCACATTTCCTACGGTGATTGGAGAAGATGGTTTAGGTCAAACGGTATTGTTTGAACACGAAGTTGGAACTGATCAAGTTAATCCAGATGGTTCTACAACAACAGTAACTTCTTTTATAAAATCATTTGATTTTGATTTAGACGTACAAGGAAATGGTGAATTTTTTCTAGCTTTAAGACGTTTTGTACCTGATTTTAAAACATTAGAAAATAATGCTAAAGTAACTTTAGCTGTAAAAAGATATCCTCAAGATTCTGATACCACAACAAGTTTAAGTCCTTTTACAATCAATTCTACGACACAGAAAAAAGACACGCGTGCGCGAGGACGTTTTTGTAATATTAAAATAGAAAATGATGGTCAAAGTGAAACATGGAGATTTGGTACACTTCGACTTGATTTACAACCAGATGGGAGAAGATAATGGCAAAAATTAATATAAGAATACCTGAACCTAAAACAGAATATGATGTTTCTAACCAAAAACAAATTAACAGAGCATTGACAACGATTGTAGAACAGTTAAATTCTACTTTTTTAAATGAACTCAAACAAGAGACTGAGAGGTTTACTTGGTTTAAATCTTCAGGGAGCAATAGCTAATGGCAAATATATATAAGAATGCACAATTTGATTTGACAACTACAGATGCAACAGATATTTATACTGTTCCATCAAATTCAAGAGCCATTGTACAAAATATACACATGGCAAATGTTGGATCAGGAAACGTTGTAGTACACGCACATATTTATGATAATTCAGCAACGACTCAATATACGTTTGCAAAACATACAATTGCAGCATCTGACTCTCAAAGTATAGCAGACGGATCAATTGTGTTAGAAGAAAACGATATATTGCGAGTTCAAGCAGATAGTGCTAATGACATAGAAGGCACAGCTGCAATATTAGAAATTAACAGAGATTAGGAGGAACATGCCGTTTAAAGAAGAAGGATCAGTCGCATACACTATGATCAATGGTAAAAAGGTGCCAGTAGTTAAATGTGAGACTGAAGTCGTTTTAAGAAACAAGGATACCAACATAGAATACAATTCAGATGCTGAAGCAGAAGCAGATATTGCTGACCCAAATACCCCTACAACTAGGGAACAAATCGTTAGATCTGTTAAGATAAAAGTAGCTGCAATGCCGCCTTTAGGAGCTGCTTCTAAAGACTTGTAAAATGCATGAAAATGCATTAAACTTGACAAAACAGGAAATCCCTGCGGACATACAGAAGGTCATTGGTCTGTATAAAAAATTTAGCCGATATGCTGATAATACCCAAGAGGAAATTTATTATCACATTTTGCCGTCCTTCCAATTAAACCAATGCAAAATCCATTATAATAATGGTGAACTTATTGGCTTTACAAACTGGGCCTTTTTAAGTCCTGAAGTTGAGCGCAGGTTTTTACAAACAACTGAATTAAAACCTGAAGACTGGAACAGTGGTTTCATCGCTTGGCATATTGATACGGTTTGTGTAAAAAACATAAACAAAATTATGGCTTGGACAAAAACTTATTTTAAAAATTTGTTAAGTGTAGGTGAAGGTTTAAACTGGATCCGAGTTAATAAAGATGGTAAAATAACAAGATGTTCAGTTAAATACAAAAGAGAGTTTCATGGGTAGTTCAGTCTCTAGAATAGTTAAAAAAGTAACAAAACCAATTAAAAAAATAGCATCAAGTCCTATTGGACAAATTGCAATGGCAGCTTACTTAGGTCCTGCTGCTGCAAGTTCTGGTTTCTTAAGTGGTATGAATCCAATTGTTAGAAATGCGATTTTAAACGCTGCAACTCAAAAACTAACGACAGGAGATGTTGATCTAAAGTCCGCTATTGCATCGGGTGCAATATCAGGTGGTATACCTCAAACAGGAATATTAAGTGGAATTGAAAATCCAATGTTAAAAAGTGCAGCTACAACTGCATTATCAAATGTAGGAGGTTCTTTAGTTACAGGACAAAAAATAGATCCAAAACAAATTGCATTAGCTAGTGCATTAAGTGGAGGAATTACAGGATTACAACAAAGCGGTAAACTACCTTACTACCAACAAGTACAAGAAAAATTAGGTTTCCAACCAACTCAACCTGACACTACTGGAACAGGGACTAGAGATATATCAGCTATTGCTGGAATGGAACAAACCGATACTCAATTGGGTATTGGTCAACCTGCTGCACCCATAACTGAAACTCCAGAATATTCTGGATCTGCAGGTCAAGGTTATGATGTAGATATGGGTTATGAGCCAACTGTTAAAGATGTAGGTGGAGTAAAAGTTACTGGACCAGCTCCTTTAGGTACACCAGGTACTGCAACAGATACAACAGCAACTACAGATTCAGGTACATTTACGACAAAACAAGCATTTGATAACTTCATGCAAAATAAAACCCCTGGAAATGCATTAGATGTTTTAAAAACAGCAGTAATGAATAATAAAATGATTACAGGAATTACATTAGCTTCGTTAGCTTCCTCAGCTGCAATGCCTAAACAACCAGGTGAATCAGATGAAGAATATCAAAAAAGATTAGGTGAAGTTGAAAACTATGTTAGAAGATATGGGTCAAACTTAAATTTACCACAAGAACAAATTAATAGAATATTATCAAACGTAAGAGCTGAATCTTCTGGTGATATAGCTTATGATTTTGCAAATGGTGGAAGAGTAATGAGAAACATGGGTGGTCCTGGAAATTTTTCTTTAGGTGATTTAACTCGATTTATAGATGTGAATCCTAGAGACGGAATTGATGATAGAGATCCGATGAATGGAATGGGTGTTAGAACTATGGCCATGGGTGGAGGAATTATGGGAATACCTGTGAGAGATAATGGTATGGGTGTTCAAGAATTAGATTATAGACAAGAGGGTGGTTTTGTGCCAGTAGGTATAAAAGAAAAAGCTGATGACGTTCCTGCCATGTTATCTAAAAACGAATTTGTCATGACTGCTGATGCTGTAAAAGGAGCAGATCCTGAAGGAAAAGGAGATGTTGAAAGAGGGGCACAAGCAATGTATGATACAATGAAAAGATTGGAGTCTAAAATAGCATAATGGCTGAAACCGTACAAAGAACATTACCCGCACCGTTTATTGAAGCATTAGGACAAACCTATGCTGATATGTTAACTAAACAAGTTGGTCAACCTGTTGATACATCTGCATTTGCACCTACAGTTGCTGCAGAATCATCATTACAACAACAAGCTAGAACACAAGCTGCTGGACTAGGATCTTTACTTGGACCTCAAGCTTATCAGCAATTTATGTCTCCGTATCAACAAGATGTTATTGATACCACATTAACAGAATTCGATAGACAAGCAGCGAGACAACAACAAGGAATTTCACAACAAGCCATTCAAGCTGGAGCATTTGGAGGTTCTAGAGAAGGCGTTGCTCTAGGCGAGTATCAATCAGCGAGCGACAGGAATCGAGCGGCTTTGCAAGCACAATTATTACAACAAGGTTTCGGTCAAGCTCAAGCTTTAGCTCAACAACAATTAGCTTCAGCACAAGGTTTAGGTGCTTATCAAACTCAATTAGGACAAGCGGGTCAAGCACAACAACAAGCTATTCTTGATGCATCAAGACAAGCGGCTGAGACAGCTGCATATGAGCCTTATCAAAGACTTGGTTTCTTTGGCACAGGTGTCACAGGTTTAATGGGTGGATATCCGGGTCAATATCAATTCACACAAACACCACAACCTAGTCCATTACAAACTGCATTAGGTGTTGGATCAACATTGGCAGGTATCTACAGAACGGTCAAAGGACCATTTAGTTAATCGATATGTCTAAAATAATGAAGAGGCCTATGTTCCGTAAAGGTGGTAGTGCTAACCAAGGCATTATGTCTGGAATGCAAGATAGAGAAAAGTTTTCAGCAAAAGGAATTCCTGATGCAACACGACAAGCGATTGAAGAAAGAGCAAAATTATATAGAGCTTATGCAGGAGATCCTATTGCATCTGCTTTAATTGAAGGAGGACTTCGTTTAGTATCTGAAGCTCCAACCTCAAGCACGTTAAGAAATATCGCAGCTATTGCAAGAGAACCAGTACAAAAAGTATTAGGTCAAGAACAACAAATTGGTTTAAAAGCTGTAGGTGATGTATTATCAGAAGAACAAGCCATGAGACTTGTAGATGCTAAAGCAAGAAATAAATATAAAGAACTTGCATTATTTCAAAGAGCTAGAGCTGAATTAATTAGTGAAGGAATAATGAATCCTTCTCAAGAACAAATTACAAAAAGATCAGGGCAAATGAGTAAAGCTGCTCAAACCAAAACTTCTTTAACAACTTTAATAGAAAAAAATCCTGCGATTAGAACAGAAGAAGCAGCTAGACAAGTTCTTGGTTTTATTGAAACAGCAAGAAATGATCCTAATTTATCTACAAAAGTTTATTCAAATGACCCTGTACTAAGAGTTAATAAAAAAGGTAGAACAACTCAAGCTGATGGTATTTATTTTGATTTATCTGTACCAGGTGGCAGAATGGTAGAAGTTATTAACGGAGTCCCAAGAGAGTACGTTAAAAAATAATAAGGAGGTTAAATGGCAGAAAAAGAATTTGATCCATTTAGTCTTGGGTTTGAAGCTGAAAAAAATAATGAAGTCAGTGCTATTACCGCAGCAGTTGCAGGAATTGCTTCTGGACTTATTAAAATACCAGAAGGATTTGTATCTTTAGGTGCTGAACTTATTGACCTTGGATTAGATACAAACACAGCAGTCGAAGTAGAAAAATTTTTTGATCAAATCAATCCTTTTGAAGAAGTTGCACAACAAAAAGCAGCAGGTAAAATTACAGAAGCTTTAACACAAGTAGCATCACTAGGAGCAGTAGGGGCCAAAATTGGAATAAAGTTAGCAGACAAAGCTATTAAAGCAAAAAAATCTGGTAACTATGTAAAACTATCCAATCCTAATCTTATTAAAGCAACTGAAAAAGCTAATCAGCTTAACAAATCAGCTAAAGTAAAACGTTTTGCAGCAGGTGTGACAGGAGGTGCTTTAGGAGAAACGTTTGTTGCAGACGTAGAAGAGATTGGCACTTTTGGAGATGTATTTGGAGGCCCAACAGAATTAGACAGAGAAGAAGAACCAGATGCAAGTGATGATGCATTAAGAAAATTAATGAACAGAGCTAAGTTTGGTTCTGAGTCTATACTTGTAACACCTTTTGTTTATGGTGTGGGCGTAGGAGCTAAAGCTTTAGCACAGAGAGGAAAAGATTTAGCTTACAGTAATTCTCAACTTATGCGATTTTTTGATAAAGTTGGATCAGCATTCAGGGCACGAGGAGCTAAACCTCAAGAAATATTTGAAAGAAAAAGAACTGAGATTGGTAGAGGTATGGCAGATGTAAATCAAGCAAACGAAATTGTAAAACAAATTGATAGAGAAGTAGATAGAATATTTCCTTTCTATAAAACAATTGCAAACAAATCCGTTCAAAAAGAAAAGGATCAACTGTTAGCAAACATGAATGATGTTATGTTTTCAGGTAGTTTAGATGAACCTATACCGGCAGATTCATTTAACAAATTATATACAACATTGAGAGAGAAAGGTTTAAACAAAGATAATGCCAATGCATTATTAGATAGTTTGAAAACAGCTAGAGCTAAATTTACTGAACTTATTAATTTAAGCTCTAATGCTCCAGCAGATATTGCAACTCTTCGTGGTTTAATGGGATCTCGTGTAGGTGATTATTTAGGCAACACTTACAGAATATTCGAAGACAAACCTGTTTTACCTTTTCAAGTTTATAAACCTACAGAACAGGCTATGGAAAATGCAAAAAGGTTATTTAAACGATATGCAGCTAAGAATAAAAATCCAATTACAGATTTAGAAGCGGAACAAATTGTAAATGATTTAATCAAAACAGTTCCGAAAAATTTAACGCCGGGAGAATTGCCTTTTTTTAATTATTTAGATTTAACTCCGACTGCAGAAACAAGTTTAGTTAAAAAAACATTTCAAAGAGAAGTAGAAAAAGAGATAGGCGGAGAAACCATAAAAGAAGTTATTGGACCGGGTAGTAAAATATTTAGAGAATTATTTGGAGAAATCAAAGATCCCAGGTATTCTATTTATAATGCCATGACAAAACTTTCAGGGGTGGCAAGAAAAAATCAATTTTTTGAAGAAATGGCTGATGTAAACAATTCACTTCGTAATCAAGGTCAACGCGGTTTCTTTTATGAATCTAGATTAGATGCAAGACAAGCTTTACCCAATCAGGAAATTGTAGCATTAGATGACTACGTCACTCCATATTTTAAAGGTAGTTATTCTGTTAATCCATTAAAAGGATTGTTTACATCAAAAGACATTGCCGAAGGTATTGGTAATGCTCAAAATTTTAGTAAATTTTTAAGAGGTGAAAGATCTGGAGCTACACTTCCAGAAAAAGGAATTACTTGGATGTATCGTAACTTAATTTTATTTCCAAAAGCAGTTTCTCAAATTGCAAAAACCGTTTTATCGCCTGTTACACACTTTAGAAATTTCTTTAGTGCTAGCGCATTTTCAGGGGCTAATGGTATTTTCTTTGAGCCACAATTATTTGGTGGATTAAAGGAAGCTGTAAAAACCATTCAAGTTGGAACTAGATCCGAAGCTGCTAATAAATTATATAGAGAACTTTTAGAATTGGGTGTCGTGAACTCAGAGGTTAGATTAGGTGATCTTAAAAATCTAATGCGTGATACAAAAATGATAGATGGTATTAATTTTGATGGTGCACTCAAAGCTATTATGAAACGTATGGCTAAATTTCAAAAAGGTGCTGAAGATTTATATACTGCAGAAGATGACTTTTGGAAAATTACAAATTATTTTGTAGAAAAAGAAAGACTTGCAAAAGCATATACAAAAGCGGGTAGAGAATTTACGGAACGTCAATTAAAAGAAGAAGCCGCTGATATTGTTAGAAATACCGTTCCAAATTATGCATATGTTTCTGATACGGTTAGAGCTTTAAGATCATTACCTTTAGGAAACTTTATGTCATTTCCATCTGAGATATTAAGAACAAGCACAAACATAGCTCAAAGAGCTATCAAAGAAATTAAAGATCCAGCACTTAGAAGCATTGGAATGAAAAGATTAATGGGTATGAGTGTAACAGCGGTAGCTGCACCTTATGCCATTCAAAAAGGATTCCAAGGTTTATATGATGTAACGAATGAAGAACTTCAAGCATTAAAAGATATTGGTGTTCCAGAGTGGTCTAAAAATTCTACCATATTACCTATAAGAGATCCTAATACAGGTGAATTAAAATATATTGATTATAGTCATGGTAATGCTTATGACACAATATATAGACCTTTTCAAACTTTATTAAATGAAGTTCAAAGAGGAATTGAAGATGAAGAAGTATTGATGAAAGGTTTTTTAAGAGGAATCGCAAAGGCTGCTGGTGAACTTGCAGATCCATTTGTATCTGAATCTATATTTACGGAAGCTGCACTAGATATTATTACAAGAGAGGGTGTAACAAGAGAAGGTGCAAGATTGTATACCGAACAAACTCCTGAAGGAGATAAAATGAAAATTATTATTGATCATTTATCAGAAGCAATGATGCCTTTTTCAAAACAACAACTTGTAAGATTATATCAATCAGCTTTAAATAAAGCAGATAAAAGAGGTCAGACATTTGAACTTCCGGATGAGTTAGGCGGTCTTGCAGGATTTAGAGCTATTAAGGTTGACCCACTTAGAAACATGGGTTTTGAAATATCAAAGTATCAACAAGGTGAAAGAAATGCACGACGAGAATTTACCGGAGGTGCTGAAGGTGTTTTAAAAGGTGGAGAGGTTGATCCTCAACAAATTATTAGACAGTATTTTGTTGCAAACAAAGCTTTATATGATGTTAGAAAAAACATGCATAATAAAATTAAATCAGCACAAATTTTAGGAACAGATACAGGATCCTTACAAGATGAATTTTTGAAAAGACAAATATCAGCAAATGAATTTGGAGAATTAGATTTGGGATATTTTGTTCCTTACTTTCCGTCACAAAATATTCAAAACAGGTTTCAACAAGTTGCAGATGATTTAGGAGTGTCTAATCCTTTTCTCGAAGCATTAAATGAAATTATACAAATGCAAATAGACTTTTCTAATCAAAGATTAAATGAACCTTTTACTTTAGATTTAGAAGACTATGTCGCTCCAGTAGTGGACCCTGTATCTTTAGCACCATTGCCTCAACAACCGATGCCAAACCCTCAAATCTTAATGAGTCAGATGCCAATATCTAATACGGGATTAACACCTACTGAAAATGCTTTACTATCAGAAGAAGAAAAACAAATAAGATTACGACAAAGAGGTATGGGTTAATGAGCAGACAACCTAAAACAACAGGTGAACATATTATAGATCTTCAAGGACACATTAAAGGTGTAAAAAGAGAAGTGTATCATCTTAAAACGACTCAGGAACACATGCATAGAGATATAGAAAAAGTTGGAAATAAAGTAGACAAATTTCTTTATATTTTGCTCGGAGCACTGATTGCGGCAGTAATTGCTGTAAAAATTCCTTTCTGAGAGCCTCAATTTTTAACGAAACGACCTTGACATGACCTGTGGTACCCCCTATATATTACGCAGGTGCAGCATTTTGCTGGCCTATTAAACTTGCTTAACAAAGGAGTATAATATGACAGGTTTAGACATTATAAATAAATTCAACAAAGATTTCTGGAATCATACAGATGATGTATTTAATTCATCTTTCAGAACAATCTTTGATAACTTAGCAAAAGCTCAATCCTTTCCATTTTACAATGTGGTAAAATACGGAAACAGTGAATACGGAATCGAGTTAGGACTAGCAGGATTCAATAAGAAGAATGTTAAAGTTCAATACAAAGGTGGCGTATTAACAGTATCTGGTGAAGTGGACGATAAAGAAAAAGAATACGTTCAAAAAGGACTAGCAGCTAGAAAATTCTTTAAGCAATTTGCATTGCATGAAGATGTAGTTGTTAACGAAGCTGAAATGGAAGATGGTGTATTAACAGTGAAATTCGGTGTTAAAGAACCAAAAGACATTGAAGGCGTAGATATTAATATTAAATAATGACATTTGGTGATGACCCCTTTGGGCACAATAAAAATCTCAGAGGGGTTAGACCAATAGAGTTTATTATTATTTTTTTACTTATCTGGTATTTACTTGGACACTAGATCCAATCTTTTAATTCTTCACCCATAATCTCAGTAGCAATATTAACTTTATTACGAAGTGCTTTAACAATCTTTTCATCTATAGTATCTTCAGCAATAATATCAACATAAGTCATAGGTTTTTCTTGACCAATACGATCTATTCGTGCTTCAGATTGTTGACGTTTTTCTAAATCATATCCATTAGAATAATAAATCATGGTAGACGCTGCCGTTAAAGTGATACCATAACCACCTGTTTGTGGCGTTCCCACTAAGAATCGTGTGGGTCCTTCTTTGTTTTGTATAGCTTTAATCGCTTTTTGACGGTCTTCTGTAGAAGTATCGCCATAATAAGTAACGATAGAATTTTCACCATATGTTTTTTTTACCTCCTCTAAAATAATTTCAATATCGTATCGATAGTGAGCCCAGATAATAGCTTTTCCCTCCACTTCATCTAAAATATCCATAAGTTCCGAAAGTCTTTTTGATTTTATTTTTTGTACATCACCGTCGTCAGATTTAAAATGACCGCAAGTGATTTGGTGAAGTCTCATAAGTTGAGTAATTACAGTTGCAGTAGAAACCATTTTACCATTAAGAACAGCTAGAGCTTTTTCTTTCATGTTTTTGTACAATTTTTTTTGTTCATCGGACAACTCAATAATACGTTTCATAAAAGTTTTCTTTGGTAAATCTAAACAATCATCTTTTAAAACTCGATATGAAAATAATTTTAATTTTTCGGATAATTCACCTAAATTTCTGTAACCAACTACAATTTCAATTTGTCTTCCATGAGCCATTATTTTTTTACAAATTGCATAACGATTTTTAAATGCATAATAGGATTGTTGATCTAATAACCATGGATCTAAAAACATACATTGCATGAATAAATCTAACGGAGATTTTGTTACAGGGGATCCTGTTAAAATTCTTTTATAAGGAACATGTTTACCTAGGTCCACAATGGTTTTAGTTCTAATGGCTCCAGGATTTTTTATGGTAGTCGATTCATCAATGGCCATCATTGATTTGTGGCAATTCAAAAATTTCCATGCAAACTGTTTTCCATTTTTTGTAGAAAACGCTTCAACATTCATAATTAAAATGTGTAAATCATCGTCAGATTCAAATAAAGTCTTGTATTCATTATCTTTTTTCTTACCACCCGATGCTTCCCACATCACGACTTTTTTCTCAATATGTTCAGGCATATGGACCGGAATTTCAGAAGAAAACCAGTTTTTATATACACCTTTTGGTGCTATAATTAGCGCCCCATTTATTTTACCTTTATCATAAAGCATGGCGATATTATCAATAAGGACTTTAGATTTACCTGTTCCCATTTCCATGAAATAGGCAAATACTTTTTTATCCCAAGACATTTCCAATGCTTTGAGTTGATGCTCGAACGGCTTAGTTTTAAATTTGTAATGCATAACTTTCTATGGACATTATATAATAATTAATATAAAAATGTCAAATAGAAATATGAAAAATAAAGTTTATGTCATCCAGGACATTCCTGGTACCAGAGAAGGTCGTCCCAAAATAAACATTATTGGAGCAACTGAATTTGGTGATCTAAAAGTTTTACTACCTGAGAATGCACAAATAATTTTAAGTGCAGGTCCATTAGTTTTTAAATTAAGAAAAGCATTAAAAGAATACACGGAAAACGATTATCTTTTACTCACAGGTGATCCTGCAATTATTGGAGTTGCATGTTCTATTGTATCTGATATGACTAATGGGAAATATAAATTATTAAAATGGGACAAACAAGAAAGAAGGTATTATCCGATTGAAATTGATTTATATCAAAAAATTTCTGACGAGACTTGACAAACTTATTTTAAGGGATTATATTAGAAAGAATAGAAAGGTTATATTATGAATAAAATAAATTTTGAAGACGATAGAATAGAATCAGTAAAAGCAGTTGCGGATCCTAATACTTTATCACAAAAGGTGATGGAGTTAAAAGATTTAGAAGATGAAATAGCTAACGCTGAAAACTCTGTAAAAAAATTAAAAGAAAAAGCTAAAATCATTTCACAAGTTGAAATTCCTGAAATGATGGAAACTATGAATATTAAAAAATTAAAGCTCAAAGATGGTGAGTCTGTTGAAATTGGAAAATTTTACAGCGCATCTATTCCAGAAGAAAATAAGGAAGCAGCTTTTAACTGGCTTCGAGAAAACGGCCTAGGTGATATCATTCGTAATGAAATCACTGTTACCTTTGGTACGGGCGAAGATAACAAGGCGAGCACTTATGCGACCCTTGCTAAGGGACAGGGATACGAACCTATCCAGAAAGTGGGAGTACACCCTCAGACCCTTAAAGCAACTCTCAGGGAGCGTGTTGAGTCTGGACGAGACATGCCCTCTGAGATTTTTAAAACGTTTGTAGGTAACCAAACAAAAATAACAAGGAGATAACAAGCGATGCAAGAAACGCGAAACGAGAAGCAAGTAGCAACGAAAAAGTCATCTCTTCCTTCTTCAATATTATTTGAAGATGATGCAGGTGCAGGTTTAGAAAAAGTAAACAATGAAAGTATTGCTTTACCTATTCTTAAACTTTTACAGAATGGTTCCGGAGAAGCAAAGAAAATGAATGCAAATTACATTGAAGGTGCTGAACCTGGAATGTTCTTGAATACAGTTACAAAAAAATTGTATGATGGAGCAAAAGGCATAACAGTTGTGCCTTGCCATTATAAATTAGAATATCAAGAATGGTCTGATTTTGGAACGGGTCAAGGAAGACCGGAAAACATTTATTTGGACGATTCTGATATCCTATCTAAAACAAGTAAAGATCAAATGGGAAAAGATAGATTACCTAATGGTAATTATATCTTAACTGTGGGTCAACACTTTGTTTTAATTGCAGGGGAAGATGGAGGAACAGAAACTGCACTAGTATCTATGAGTTCGTCTCAAGGTAAAGTAAGCAGGAAATGGAATTCCATGATGTTATCCATTACCATGCAAGGTAAAAATGGACCATACACACCCGCATCTTACAGTCATATGTATAAATTAAGTTCTATACTGAATACTGGTAAAGGTCTTGAGTGGTACGGTTATGCGGTTCAAAAAATTGGACCTGTAGAAGATGTAGCTGTCTATGAGAGAGCTAAACAATTTTACAATAGTTTAAATAATAAATAAAAATAATATAGGGGCGCAAAGGTGGTTTGAGTCCATCGCGCCCCTAACAGAAGGGACAGAATGATAGAAAATTTTAGAGAAATATTTGATGGCCTAAGATCGGCTTATGGTATTACAACCAAAACTGGAGAAATAAGAGCAAGAGACGGGAAACACGAAACTAAGAATAGTATTATTCGAAGTGAACCGCACATTGGTCTTTATACTAAACATTTAAATGGAGAAGAACCTGCGCTTGGAATTATTCCAATTAACGAAGAAAATAATTGTAAGTGGGGTTGTGTTGACATTGATGAATATGATTTAAATCATAAAGAAATTATAGACAAAACAAAAGATTTACCTACAACATTATTTAGATCAAAGTCAGGTGGAGGACATTTATTTATTTTCACTAAAGATTGGGTCCCTGCATCATTAATGAGAATGAAATTAAAAATGGTTGCAGCCTTTATTGGTAAATCAGGTGCAGAAATTATTCCAAAACAAGATGTAAAGAGATCAGATAAAAGTGTAGGTAGCTATTTAAATTTGCCTTATCACGGTGGAACAAGAACGACACGATATGCATTTAATGAAAATGCAGAGGCCATGTCACTAGAAGAGTTTATGAAACTCTATACATTTAGAGCATTAACAAAACAACAATTAGAAAAGTTTGAAATTAAAGGACCTAAAAAACAAGAGAGTGATGACTTTGAAGGTATACCTCCATGTTTAAAAACTTTATTATCAAATAAAGTATCAGAAGGAGGAAGAAATGATACGTTGTTTCATTTAGGTGTTTATCTCAAAAAAAGATTTGATAAGAATTGGAAAACTAAAATGCTGTTGTATAATACAAAGTATTTTGATCCACCATTAAGCGATGATGAAGTTATTACCGTTTCTAATTCAATTGAAAAAGAAGAGTATAAGTATAAATGTAAAATAGAACCGATGCATAGTCATTGTGATCCCATGGCATGTGCTATGGCAAAGTATGGTGTCGGTGATGGTGATCTTCCTGGAATATTACCCGGATCCATTGAAAAGTATGAATCGGATCCACCGATTTATGTTGTTTCTATTGATGGAGATCAAGTTGAATGTGATGATGAAACCTTATGGAATCCAGATAAGTTTGGTATGGCATGTATGAATCAAACTCAAAAAATTATTGATGTTGTATCTAAACCTTTATGGAGAAAACATTTAAAAAAATTATTTCAAGATATTCAAGATATCCCAGCACCTGAATCTTCTAAATTAGATGTACAAATCAAGGACTTATTTGAACGATTTGCAACAAGAGCACCAGGTAAAAATATTGGTGATATTAGAAAGTCTAAAGCATTTACAGAAAATGGTGTCACCATGTTTAAGTGGACAGATTTTTGGATCTTCTTAAGTAAGAATGGTTGGGACATTAGAAGAATGAATAGTATTAAAACACAAAAATTTTTTATTGATTTATATGGAGGTAAAGAAAAATCTCCTAAAATTGATAATAAGACGACACGAGTTATTGAAATTGAAGAACAAAAAATATCTGAACCGATTGTAAGAGAATCTAAAAAGAAACAATCTGCATTTAGAGTGGTAGCTGGTGGTAAAGAATGACAAAAATAAAAATACCAGGACCTCCTGGCACAGGAAAAACGCATAGACTTATACATCATTATTTAGATATTGAACTCAATCAAAATAAAACAAGACATGAAAGAATCTTGTATGTTGGATTTAGTAATGCTGCGGTTGATGAAGCTAGAAAAAGAATAGACAGTTTATATCCTGGAAATAAAATTATTGTTTCAACCTTACATGCACTTGGAAAACAAACTTTAAATTTAGATTCTAATTTATTACTTAAAGGTAAACGTTGGAAAGAATTTGCAGATCGTTTTGGACATAATGATTTAAAATATGATTCAACAGAATCTGAAACTGGTTTTTATAATTATGACGACAATTATTTAAAAGTTATTGAGTATGCAAAAAACAAATTAATTTCCCGAGATGATTTAGGTCATGCAGCAGAAGAGTTGGGAAAAATAAATGATCTTAATATTGATCGTTGTAAACAAATTTATCAAGACATTGAAGACTTCAAACGTGATGAAAAAATGTATGAGTTTTCAGATATGATAAAAAAGTTCATTGACGAAGAATGCGCGTTGTCCCTCGATGCAGTCTTCTTAGATGAAGCACAGGATCTGAATCCTCTGCAATGGAAGATGTTTTATCAAATCGAACGTGATTGTAAGAGATCGTACATTGCAGGGGACGACGATCAAGCGATTTATTCGTTTCAAGGTGCTTCCGCAAAAGAGTTTATTGAATTAGAGGGAGAAGTAGATCCACAAATACAATCAAACCGAGTTCCTAAACGTATTCATCAAAAAGCAGTATCCATATTAATGAATATTGAAGAACGATTACCTAAACAATGGAACCCAAGAATAGGTGATGAGGGCGAAGTTATTGAACATATGGAGATTGAAGACATTAATTTTACAAAACAAGACTGGATGATTTTAGTAAGACGAAATAAACAGATGAGCTCTATTGTTGAGCATTTAGAAAACAATGGTCTATATTTTGAATGTAAATACGGAAAACTTTTAAACACGTCTTTGTTACGAGCATGGAGAATCTGGGACCGATTGAATCAAGGAGCGAGCGTCAAGGGGCGAGAAGCTCAGCAACTTTATGCAGAATGTTTTCAAGTTAAAACAGGACAAGTTCGACAAGGTTTTGCAAGTGGTAAAAGTGTAGAAGGATTAGACTCCGTTACATTAGATGAATTAAAGGCAGAACATGGATTACTTATTGAAGGTGATTGGAGACAACTCAATATGTCACCAGATCAAAAAGATTATATACAAGAATTATTAGATTCTGGTGAAAATTTACATCAGCGTCCTAGAATAAAGATATCTACACTCCATAAAGTTAAAGGTGAAGAATGTGAAAATGTAATACTTTTTACAGATCTTAGTTGGTTCATTTATAATGAGTGCACCAAAACAAGATCACTTACAGATACCGAACATCGAGTATGGTTTGTAGGTGTGACTCGTGCAAAGAAAAGATTATATCTCATGAGTCAAGATCCAAACAAAGAACAATATAACATAGGAGAAGATATCATATGACCACTAAAAATGACTTTGATCGAGTCTTTCCATCTATGAATCAAATAGGTGGAGAACATTATAAAATGAAAATTCAACCTTACCACTTTATCATGGGTAATGACTTGAATTTTTTTCAGGGAAATGTAATTAAGTATGTTGTGCGTTATCAAAAAAAGAATGGCGTACAAGATTTAGAAAAAATAATTCATTATTGTGAATTAGAAATTGAGAGAATGAAAGGACGAAACAATGTATAAATCAGGTCTTTACGATGTTGGTTTATTTACTTGTTTATGTTTATATGCATATTGGAGTTTAAATGTTTGATGCCATGCAAGTCGAATGGAATGCACCTGATGGATTTCCTAATCTATCTAAATTTAAATACGTTGCTATCGACTTAGAGACTCGAGATCCAAACTTAAAATCAAAAGGATCCGGTGCGGTTAAAGGGGATGGTGAAATTATTGGTGTGGCCATTGCTGTAGATGAGTCTGGTTTTAAATGGAAAGGATATTATCCTATTGCACATTCAGCAGGTAACATTGATAAAAGAATTGTTTTAGACTATGTCAAAGAAATATGTGGTTATGATAATGTAAAAATATTTCATAATGCGATGTATGACGTATCTTGGTTAAGGTCGTATGGTATTGAAATTAAAGGAAAAATTATTGATACCATGGTTATGTTATCTTTAATTAATGAAAACAGAATGTGGTTTACATTAAACAGTGCCACTTGGGATTATTTACAAAAAAGAAAAGATGAAACCGTTTTAAATGAAGTTGCCGCTTCGCAAGGTATTGATCCTAAATCTGAAATGTATAAATTACCTGCAATGTATGTGGGGCAGTATGCAGAAGCAGATGCTGCATTAACGTTAGAACTTTATCATGCGTTGAATAAAGAAATTGATAAACAAAATTTACATAAAGTTTTTAAATTAGAAACACAATTGTTTCCATGTTTAGTGGATATGAAATTTAAGGGCGTTCGGGTGGACGTTGAAAAAGCTCATATATTAGAGTCGCAGTTAATTTCAAAAGAAAAAGAATTATTGCAGTCAGTAGAAAAAGAAACAGGAATATACCCTGAAATATGGGCTGCAAGAAGTATTGCAAAGGTATTTGATAAACTTTCTTTAACATATGATAGAACTGAAAAATCAAACGCGCCATCTTTTACAAAAACTTTTCTTCAAGATCATGAAAATCCTTTAGTTAAGAAGATAGCAAAAGCTAGAGAAATAAACAAGATGCATACCACATTTATTCAAAGTATTTTAAAACATGTTCATAAAGGTAGAATTCATGCGGATATTAATCCAATAAGATCGGACAGTGGTGGAACAGTTACTGGACGATTTAGTTATTCAAATCCTAATTTACAGCAGATGCCTATTAGAAATCCAGAACTTGGAGCTGATATTCGAGGATTATTTTTACCTGAACGAGAACACTTATGGGGATCGTTTGATTACTCACAACAAGAACCAAGACTTGTGGTCCATTATGCAGCTGATGATGAAAATATATCTCAACAAGATGCTGTTAAAAATATAGTTCAACAATTTAAAAATGACTCGGTAGACTTTCACCAGGTTGTTGCAGACATGGCCGGTATTGAAAGAAAACAAGCTAAAACGATTAACTTAGGATTATTTTATGGAATGGGAAAAGCAAAATTACAAAATGAATTAGGTTTAGAAAAACATGAGGCCGAAGCTTTGTTTGATCAGTATCATGAGAATGTACCTTTTGTAAAAGCATTGATGAGACAAACCATGAATGCTGCAGAAGAAGATGGAGTCATACAAACGATTGGTGGAAGACATTGTCGATTTGATCGTTGGGAGATTAATGAATATACACCTGGAGTCATGAAAAAACTTGGAACCAAAATAGAAATTGCTGAATTGTTTAGAGAGAGAATTAGAGAAAACTATCCAGAATTTACAGCTGAAAATTGGAGACATGTAGAAAAAGATTTAACTTCTGAACATCCTAAAAAAATTAAAAGAGCGTTAACTTATAAGGCATTAAATAAGTTGATCCAAGGCTCTGCAGCTGATATGACTAAACAAGCTATGCTGGATTTATATAACGAAGGCATTGTCCCTCATATCCAGATTCATGATGAGTTGGATATTTCTGTGAGTGACGAGAAGCAAGGAGCGAGGGTCAAGGAAATTATGGAAAATGTCAAGCCAGGTGGCACGACAATGAAAGTTCCTAATAAAGTGGATGCCGAGTACGGTGAAACTTGGGGGGACATCAAAGGATGATAGGAGACAAATGGCATACCTTAACGCAAACATTCCACCGATTTACTGCAAAGTTAGAACCGAGTATTTATACGACATGGACATGTCTAAGAAAGGTGAAAAGGATTGTGTTGCTTTTGGTATTACGAGCATATCAGGACGCGCGCTCTTGTTTAATATCATGTTACCCAATGGTGCGTGCTATTGGCGTTTGCCTATCTCAGCGTTTTTCCAAAAACGTTTTTCTAGAGCCGAAGTGCCGGATATGTCAGTTGACCAGTTGGAACTGTGGAACTGTTTTAGTTATTGGCCTAGTGTTCATTGCTTTGATTGGCTGGCTGGTGTAGACGGAAAATACAGAGGAAAAGATAAAAAATTTTACCCTGGTCAATATCTTTTTACGGTTGACTGGGCACATCCAGAGACTAATATACTCAATACGGAACATTCTGAAATACCGCAAGAGCACAAATGTGCTCACATAATGGCCCTAGAAAAC